CTCCTAATGCAAACACCGCCGCAACAACAGCCCAAGCAAGTACTATACCACTTGATACTTTAAGAAATTTACCAGCACCCTCTATTATAGATTTTATTCCATCTGGTATTGCATCATACATTTTGCTCTGCTGCTCTTGAATTTCTTTAATTCTTTGTTCTTGCTGTTTAAATAATTTTCTTTGTTCTAGTGCTTTTTTATACAACCTAACACCTTCCTCAGTCATTCCATTTGTTTCGGCTTGAATTATTGCTGATTCTTTTTGGTCATCTGTCATTTTAGCAAATGCAGATTCGGTAGCGGAATCTATTAATAAAGCTTTTTGTTTTTCCAATTCCTCTCTGGTTAGTTTAAATTGGGCTCTTTGTTCTTCTGTATATTTTTCTTCACCTCTCTTAAGATTAATACCTAATTCTTGTCTTTTAAGGGTTATAATTTCTTTAGTAATATCAGAAACTACTCCTGATTTTGTTACTTGGTCATTTAATAATGATTTAACTGCTGGTGATAACTTAGTAATAGATTTTAATTGGTCCTCTTCATATTCCGCCGCTTCTTCTTGAAGTTCCCTTCTTTTTTTTGCTGTGTCTTTTCTTTTAGTTTCAGCAGTTAATATTTTCTCAACAAGAACTAATTCTTCTTTTAACTTTGTAAGACTCTTTTTTTCTTGCTCTAATTGAGTAGTTAAACGTTTTGCTTCTTTGGCTTTGGAAACCGCAGCTTTTTCATTCTGGGCATTAATTCGTTTTTCTGCCAGTTCAATCTCCTCTAAGAGTCTTAACCTTTCTTGTTCTTGCTGGATTACATTAGCCATTTATATAGAAAAAATTTATTATGGTGCAAACCCCGCATCTTGTAATTTTTTATACAAAGAAGGGTCTTCTTTTTTAAGCTTTTCCATATGAGGAGCGGCAGTTTTATTTAAGGCATCTATTTTTGATTGAATTTTTTTCAATTCAGGATCATCATCAATTAACTTTTGAATTCTATCCGGAGTTGGTTTTTTTGAAAATAAACCAAAAAACTCCTTTAAATTTGATTTTTTTATTTTATACTTCTTTCCCATATGCGGTTATTTATAATAATACAACTATAAATATGGTATAAACAAAAAAGTTAGGATTATCTATTAACCCTAACTTTTGATTGATTATTTGCTTGCTTTATTTGCTCATTTTCCTTTTTCTTAGCATCTACTAATTGTTGGTAGTAAAACATTCTAAGATAGGTTGGCATTCTATACAAATCCATTACAGTGAACCCATTACCATAGTTTACCATCTCAAAAATTTGAGTATGGAGTTGAATACTATGATTCGGAGCTAGGCCAAAAAAACCCTACGCCCATTACTATGGGCAGTACCTCCTCTTGTCCGTCTTCATGTGTATATGTAATTCTCATATCCATGTCCGGCTGAATTGTTTTAATGTAATCTCTAAATGCTCTACTATCTCTTGCTAAAAATCCATTTACGAATTTATTAATAGCTCCTATACTATTATCACCATCTACGGCTCTAATCATATGTCTAAATCTAGTAGTAATATCATGCGAAGTATCTTTATTAACCTTTTCTAATGCGGTAATATCTCTATCAATAGCCTTTTCATCACCATGCGTTAATAATTTAAATGTTAATTTGTTTTTACTATTTGGAGTAATAAATTCAAATTCATTTTTATTTTCAAATTTAGAAGTATCTACCTTTTTTGTTTCAATTTTTGTTAAATCAACAGATAAATTGATAACATCTCCCGTTACAGAAGAATATGCAGATGCTTCATACTTAGGACCGTATCCTAATAAACGAGTTGCTAAGATAATTGCGTTTTTATCACCTATAAGAATATCATCTATATTAACATTATCAACAATAACCGATTCAAATAGTTTATCTAATACAATACCTTTTTTGATAAGGTTTTGTGAAGAAAGGATATCCTCTTCCTTTGCGGTCATATGTTTAATTGTTATTTGACCCGATGATAATGGGTTCTCTTTTGGATATAATTTACCTTCCGATGGTAAACTAATAACTTCCGTTGGAAAATCATATTGTTTTTGATTCATAACTTTACTTTGTTTAAGTTTGTATATATAAATACATCATTTTAAAAAAATTAGAAAGCACAAAAAAGGGGATATTTTAGTATCCCCTTTAATTTTATATGTTTTAGATTAGAATTCTAATACAGCGTAATCATATGCTACTTGTAGTTCTATTGATGCTGGGTCATTAGATGTCATATCTAATTCACCAAAGTTTACTTGCAATGGAAATGCTCCATATAAAGTCCAAGTTTCAACAATATCACCAACAGGTCCTAACATTTCGATTTTGATAGTCTTCTTATAGAATTCAGAATATCCTTTTCTACCAGTAATAGATTCGTGTCCTAAACGAACCCACTCCATTACTTGTTGTGCACCAGATGGTACAATTGGGTCATAAAGAGTGATAGTCATATCCTGCCATTCACCTTTACCTTGCAACTTTCTTTTCACGTTAATGTGGTCTAAAGTTACAACTTCAAAGTTAATTTGAGGTCTGCTAGCTGCTTTAATCAAATATGCTTCTACACCATCGATACTCATTTTGAAACGAGCTTTCGTTTTTGGTTCCCAGGTTTTGTAGAACATATCGTTGAATTCTAATACTTGTGCCATTTTCTTTTCCTTTTATTTTATATTAATAAATATCTACTTTTTGTTTTTTATATTATGCTGAGAAACTTGCTCCAGTTGGTAAGATGTTGAAATCAATTACGATGAATTCAGCCGTCTTAGCAGGTTGTAAGAAAATTTGTCCAGCTAATATGTTTCTATCAATAACATCAGGTGTGTTGTTACTTTCATCCATTACAACTTTGAATGCGTACAAACCTTGTCTTTGTTGTATGCTCTCTAAGTATGGAGTTGCTGTGTTAATGAATCTTGCTCTAGTTTGAGTAGTATTTTGTTCGAACACTAAGAAACGAGAAGTAGATGCGATAAACTTCTTAACAGTGATAAGTAATCTTCTTACGTTGATTCTATCTAATGCTGATGCTTTATCTTGCAATGTCTTCTGTCCAAATGCTACAATACCTTGTCCAGGGAATGCTGCGATTGGGTTTACTTTGTTCTCATATAGAGTATCTCTCTCCGCATGTGTTAATCTATTCAATACTGAAACTGCTCCAGTAATACCACCTCTATTCAAACCAGCAGGTGCGAACCATTCTGCTGCTAATCTATCGTTACTAGCAAATACTGCTGGTAATAGTACTGAAGGTGGTACAGTTACTAATTTGTTTGTATTAGTATCTATTGTCTTAACCCAAGGGTAGTAAGTTGCTGCGTAGTTTGTATCAACTGCGTTAGCTGCTTCAGTTGCCTCAGTTATTGTATCATCAAAATCGTTGAAATCAGCGATATAAAATGCGTCTTGTCTTTCCTCACAAATATCAATTGCTTTAGTAGTAATTGCTGGGTGTAATCCTCTTACAATACCAGGAGTTACTAACATATTGATATCATACTCATCAGGATTTGAAATTGCGTTAAGTGCTTTATTGTATGCTACTGAACCAGAAGATACAGATGTTGCACAATTGAATCCTTGCGTATTTGCATTACTCCAATCAGTATCACCAGCTTTAGCTATTGTTGTAGTTGGGTTCATACCATCAAATCCATCTTGGAATGCTAATACGAATTGTCTCTTAACCATATCAGTAGATGCAGAACCGGTCATTTGATACGTTAAACCATTTGCATCAAATGCAAAAGATACGTTAGAACCAGTTTGAGCTCCTATTGGAAGTGGTTTCAAATATTGTAAGTTATCTAACTTAACACCAGTAGTTTCAAAATCAAATCCACTATAATAGATTGGAGATGATGATGTATTATTTGCTGAGTTTGTTTGATATACTACCGCTGGTACTAAAAGTGATTCAGCGTTATTTGTTGCTGTAATTGGGTTTGTATATGCTCCATGTCCGAATGGTGCTGCTGATATTGGGAATGAGCCAGGAGTAGATACTACTACTCTGACATATTTTGATTGATTTGTATAATCACCAAATTCAGTAAGTTTACCATTGTTATCAATTGTAAAATATCTATCACCAATTCTTCTAGCTATATAGTTTGGAGAAGCAGGGTCTAAGTTTACATTATTAAATGTTTCTACAACACTCTTTCTCTTATCAGTATCATCAAATGAACGAATCGTTACAGTAAATGTTGAGTAATCAGTTCCACCATCTTCACCAGCTGCCTTTACATTTGAAATACCAACTTTAAATTTAGTATTATATGTTGTACCATGTCCAGTTGTTACGAACTTAAATAAATCATATCTTTCACCACTAATCAATTGAGATTTAACCATTGGAGTTTCAGCTGCTTGTGCATCGTAAGTAAAGTCCTGTGGAGGTAATACAACAGAAGTTATTACAATGTTGTTTCCAGCAGAACCAGTATAGTATCCAGCTGCACTTTCAAAGTAAGAATATGCGTATGCTTTTTTAGCTCCAAATGGAGATTCACCAAATACATCTGATAAATCGTTTACAGAAGATGGTAAGATAGATGCTGATACATTTAAATCTGCATGCAATGCTAAGAATGAACCATCATTAACACTATCACTTGCTACAGTTGCTCCTGCAAATCCAACTTTCTCATCACCTAATTTAGTTGAATGTAATACACCAATTAATTTAGTGCCTACTGATTGAAGGGATGAACCAGATGCAAATATTGCTAAAGGTGCTATCTGCTCATAACCACCGATACCACCAACCCTTACGATTGTTGCTGTACCAGCTTCTCTTAAATAGTTTTGTACTGCATATTCAGTATAATAAGTTCCATCAGGTGTTCCGAATATTTCTTCGAATTCTGATTGAGTTCTCACAATAGTTGGGATGAATGCAGGTCCTTGTTTAAAAGGTCCTATAAATGCTGCCCCAATTTCACCAATTCCTTGCGCTAGGAAGGAAAGGTCATTTTCTCTTGTGAATACGCCAGGTGATACGATTCTTTCTGCCATTTTATTTCTCCGATTTGTGTTTTGAATGTATGTTTGTAAATAGTTACATTAATACTCATATAAATATAAAGAAAATGTTCAAAACACAAATTTGTTTATAAATCTGCATTTTGAACATTGTATATAAAATCGTTTGTAGTAGTTACGCCGGTTGAGGGTCTACTCCGTATAAATTACTACCAGATGTAGCCGCCCAAGGTAAATCAACATCACTAACAGTTACTCTGTTATATTTCTTAACATCTATTTCTTTTGTGATTTGACTGTTAATATGGTCCCAATATGCTTGAGGTCCAGAACCACTTACTACATTTTTAACCCAATTTAATACTAATTCTTCGGTTAAATCTCTATAATCTACAAACCCATCACCATTAAGGTCTTGTGGTGTAAATGGAGTTGCTCCAACAAAAGTTCCTACATTACCATTAGCATCGGTTGCAACTACTTTCCAGTTTGTACCAACTACAACATCGCTTAGAGTATCTGTATTTTGTTTTCTAAGTCCTACTAAAGACCATTCGTATGTATATCCCATAATTAAATTATTTAATTCTTTTTAATAAATATATAATTTTTTATTTTTCTTCTATCAATTTTCGTAATTCCTTAACTTCAGCTTTTGTTTTATTTAAGTCCTCACTAAGTTCTTTTATAGCTTCTACTAATAGAGGTACTATCTTTTCGTAATCAACAGTCAAATAGTTTTCACCAGTTTTAGAACCTTTAATCTCTTTAGTTTCGTTATCTATATCCATATCAAACGGAGCTAGAGTTACAACTTGCGGTAATACTGCTTGAACTTGCTGAGCTGATAAACCCACTTGAACTTTCTCATCCGTATATCCAAATGAACGTGCTAAATCATTTTCAATATAGTAGAATCCATTAAGTTGATTCACTTTATCTAATGGATTTTCAATTGGTCCTAAATTAGTTTTCAATCTTTCATCTGAGTAATAAGCGATGATGTTATTTTGAGAGAAAATCCAGCTATATGAATAAACGTTATCATGTATAGCATAGTTTATACGAGATGTACCATTCGGGTCAGAATAATATCCAGTATTATCTCTATCATAAATAAAGTTTGTTCTTATTTCATACAAATAAGTTCTATTACCATTATAGTGATTGATATAAGTTTCATATCCATCTCTACAATCCATATGTAGGTTACCATTGGTTGTTTCAACGGATGCCCAACCATCTACTCTACCATTACATCCACTTCTAAAATATGCTCCCCAAGATGGGTTAGGTCCATGTAACGCACCACCTCTAATTCTTAATGCATCATTTGAAGTTGTATTTTGGTCTAAATAATATCCCGTATCGTTTGAATCGTAGAATATTGGGGCTCTTGAAGAACCACCTACTTCCGTATATCCATCGTAATAAGAACCCCAACTAGTAGTTACAATTCTACGGTTTCCAGCCCAATAAAGGTTTAGTTCGGCTCCACTCATATACCAAATCCAACCTCTAGCAGTATCATGTACACCACAGTTATCACCCGTTGTACTCATAAAACAGTATCTACTACTAATAGCGTATCCATACCATCCATTTCTACCACCACCATAAGTTGATGTGTGACCATAAGGACTACCCTCACAAAATACACTCCAAATACCCTGTCCATATGATTCAAAATACAATCCACAACATCCTTGAGGTCTAAACCAGTTGTTTGCCCATACAGCTGACATTTGTGAATATCCATTGGGGTTTGTGTAATATCCGGTATCGTTGGAATCGTAGAATATAGGTGCTCTGAACGATTCAGCTGCTTCTATATAAGTTGTACCCCAACCAATACTTCTGCCCATTAATATTCTTCCACCAGAGTATATGAATACAGATTCAACCGAAGTTCCACTATCATGTATTGAAAACTCCCATTCATCTGCACAGTTTGCTAATATACCAGTTGTAATACTACCCGCCCAACTACCATTATTAAAGTTATAGTTGTATGATGTACTACCAATTTGAAGTACGCCAGGATATCCGTGATTATAGTTATTTGTACCAACGCATAAATTAACAATATACGATTGACCGGTTGGGTCCATATATCTACCAGTATCATTTTGGTCATAAAATATTGGTGCTCTAGAACTACCATTTGAATATGAGTTACCACCTCTATCAACATAGAAATCCGTAGTACCCCAAGAACCATTTCTATGGCCGTGGTCGTGATTAATTCTAAAATAAGAAGAATCTGCGTAACCAAATCCACAAGACCAAGTATTACTATCAAATCCATTAGAGAATAAGATTGATGGTCTATCCGTACCAGGAGAACCATTAACTCTAAATTCACCAACAATACCCCAAGAGTTATCACCCTGATTATTTGCAAATTGAACTGCTCTACTATTTGGAGATGTACTTAATTTTGTAAATGTTGCAACTAAACCACTATTATATAAATTACTAAATCCATTAGGGTCTAAGTATGTACCCGTATCATTGAAATCGTAAATAAATCCAGTTCTAAATTGTCCATTGTAAAATTGTCCAGACAATCCGTTGCCTTCTGTATATATGTCCAATCCAGCACCAGCCATATAAAATCTACCATTATATCCAGTCAATGGTGACATCCACATGTAAGTGGCGTTGTTATTAGATTGGATTTGAACTGCGGAAGTCCAAGCACCAGGATAAGTACCAAAGTTTATTTCACCTTGAGATTCATCATGTACCGTCAATGCTCTAGTTCCAGAAGAACTTCCACTACTTCTAACTTTAAAATATCTTACATATGAATAATCCGTAGGGTCTATTCTAAAACCAGTATTATCGGAATCATAAAATATAGGTGCTCTAAGGCTTGATTCAAATTGAGAATATGAACGTGTTATTCTAGCTACAATATCATAATTACCAGTAGCCGCAGTTTGAAAAAACCATCCAGTATCATCATTTCCTTCAGCGTATTCTACTAATGATGTTCTATGATAACCAGTATAAGTAGGAGATGTTGTGTTGCCAGTTACCCTACCTCTAATCATTATAAAATGGTTATTATTGTCATAGCCTTTATATTGAGTGTATCCGGTGCTGGTATAATTACTTGCTACATAATACGAACCTCGTATAGAACCCGCCGTATTTAATGAAGTACCAGTACTTGATGGGTCTAAATAATATCCAGTACTTGTTAATTCTCTAAATATAGGTGCATCTAAAGTACCAGTATTTGAATCAGGTGTTATATACACATTCTGATTCGTCATTCTTATTGTTGTAAAATTGGTACTACCCTCCGCACCAGTGTTTAAATCAATTCGTTTTGATGTACCTCTATTGGCAATAATTATTTTACCAGTACCATCATGATTCCAGCTAAATCCATCAGCGGTATATGCTGCATATGTACCAAATGATTGTGTAGTTCCACCCAATCCAAAAAATCCTTTATGTGAACCATTCTCTTGGAAATCAACTAAACCATATGCACCAGAATCGTTTAGATTGAGTTTTAAATTTTGACCTGTATTATAATTGTTTCTAATAGTTGTAGAACCAAATGTAGTTAATTCATTTAAAACAGATGAACCATCTCCGTTAAATCTATATGTAGTATCAGCGGAATCGTAATATATAGTTGCATACATACCACCTTGTGCTCTTACATCACCATTAGCATACATTCTAAATATTTCACTCTTTCCATTTACTGTTTCAGAACTGCCGGCTTGGAATATATGGTCTGTGTAAGTACCATATATCATATAATCTCCGTTTGTTCCATTGTTAGCTCCACTACCTACATATGTTCTAAATGCGATATAACCTCCAACATTATTATCAGTAAATAAAATACCACCATAAGTTCCAGTATCAGCTTGATTTCTAAATTCTAAATAGTTATTACTATTTGTATTTTGAAGTCTAAGAACAGAATCTGCGTTAAATGCTCTTACACCAGATGGAGTACCATTACTCTTAACCGTTATAGTATCAGTTGAATTTAATCCAGCAAATGTAGGTGCATCAGTAGTTCTTACATACTGATTCATATTATAAGCGTAAATTTGGTCAACACTATTTAATATTTGTTGCCAAGAAGCCCATGCTGATGATGATGTTCCCAATCTACTCCATATTCTACCATTTGCAGTATATGCTATTTGTATTGGATATCCTCCACTTAAATCAGTACTACTACCATAACTTCGCCAAAACATTTGTCCGTTATATGTACCACCATCACTTAATCCGTTTACACTATTTGTTTTAAAATCAAAATAAACTCCAGCATTTTTACTTGAAGGAGTATCGTTTACATTTCTAGTATCATTTGAATCAACAGCTTCTGCTCTATCAGCAGTACCAGTTAAGTTTGAAGTTACGTTTGCAAATGTTACCGAATCGGTTGTACGAACATTCTGATTCATTAAGTAAACTTCAGTTGCACCTTGTCCCGTATCAACAGTTCCACTAAGAACTACGTTACCAGCTACATACAATCCATCTTCAGCATACCATCTATCATTTGCTTCTTCCCAATAAAATGCTTTTGTTGCTGCATTACCTCTCTTAACTTCTATACCAGCATTTTCAGTTGGTGCGGTTGATGCTCCAATATCTGCATTTAATGTGATGATATTATCACCTACATTTAAAGTTGTTGTATTAATATATGTTGTTGTACCACTTACAGTAAGGTCACCACTAATTGTAGCGTTACCAGTTACTGCCAATGTAGTACCATCGAATCTTAAATTTGCTTCAACGGTTGCATTTGGTGCAGTTCCGTTTAATGTGATTACACCATTATCAGTTGTACCAGTTAATGATAATAATCCAGAAGTTCCTGATGAACCAGATGTTCCAGAAGTTCCTGATGTTCCAGATGTACCTGATGTTCCTGATGTCCCAGATGTACCTCTTGTTCCGGATGTGCCAGATGTTCCAGAAGTTCCCGATGTGCCAGAAGTTCCGGATGTACCTCTAGTTCCAGATGTTCCCGATGTGCCAGATGTTCCAGAAGTTCCTGATGTGCCAGATGTTCCATCACTACCATTAACCCCAGATGTACCAGATGTTCCGGATGTACCAGAAGTTCCTGAAGTTCCACTGCTTCCCGATGTGCCCGATGTTCCACTTGTACCAGAAGTTCCCGATGTTCCAGAAGTTCCACGTGTACCGGATGTACCTGATGTTCCAGAAGTTCCAGATGTTCCTGATATCCCAGATGTTCCCGATGTTCCAGAAGTACCAGAAGTTCCCGATGTACCTGATGTGCCAGATGTTCCCGAACTTCCACTAATTCCAGATGTGCCACTTGTGCCAGATGTTCCACTTGTGCCAGATGTACCGCTACTACCATTTATTCCAGATGTGCCAGATGTACCGCTACTACCATTTATTCCCGATGTACCTGACGTTCCGGATGTACCTCTTGTTCCTGATGTTCCAGATGTACCCGATGTACCACTACTACCTATACCAGATGTACCACTTGTGCCAGATGTTCCAGATGTACCCGATGTTCCAGATGTGCCAGATGTACCACTTGTTCCACTACTTCCATTGATTCCAGATGTTCCAGATGTACCTGAAGTCCCAGAAGAACCACCCGTACCACTTACTCCAGATGTTCCAGAAGTTCCCGATGTACCACGCGTTCCAGATGTCCCAGATGTACCCGATGTGCCAGATGTACCGCTTGTACCAGAAGTTCCAGCCGTACCACTCACACCACCAGCTCCACTAATTCCCGATGTTCCAGATGTTCCTGATGTGCCTGATGTACCAGATGTTCCTGAAGACCCAGATGTTCCAGAAGAACCAGAAGTTCCAGATGTACCTCCTGCACCACCCGCACCGGTTACACCACTTGTACCAGATGTACCAGATGTTCCTGATGTACCTGATGTACCTGCCGTTCCACTTATTCCAGAAGTTCCCGATGTACCATTCGTTCCACTTAATCCCGATGTTCCAGATGTCCCTGTCAATCCGGATGTACCACTTGTACCTGTTAATCCAGATGTTCCAGATGTTCCCGATGTACCACTACTTCCAGAAGTTCCAGATGTACCAGAAGTTCCAGATGACCCAGATGTTCCAGATGAACCACTCACACCAGATGTTCCCGATGTGCCAGATGTTCCAGAAGTTCCCGATGTGCCAGAAGTTCCTGATGTACCTCTAGTTCCAGATGTTCCTGATGTACCGCTTGTACCAGATGTGCCAGATGTTCCAGAAGTTCCTGAAGTTCCAGATGTGCCAGAAGTTCCTGATGTACCGCTTGTACCAGAAGAACCACTCGTACCACTACTTCCAGAAGTTCCTGAAGTGCCAGAAGTTCCTGAAGTGCCAGAAGTTCCTGAAGTGCCAGATGTACCAGAAGTTCCAGAAGTTCCAGAAGTTCCAGATGTTCCAGATGATGCTGCTGAAGTTTTAATGCCAATCCTACCAGTTGTTACATTATAAACTAAAACTTCTTCAGTTGTTATATCTTGCCTTAAAGAACCTGTTCCAAAAAATAATGAACCAGTTATATTTACACTACCAGTAAATTCTTGCTTATCATTTTGTGCATCACCAAATTTAGATGAACCACTTGCGTAGATTATTGATGATGATATATAAGTTACTTTTAATTCGGTTGCATTTATTGTACCTGCTACTGTTAAATCGGTATTTACTACTAAACCTTTATTTGGAGAAATTATTGCTGTTGCTGAACCTGACTTTATCCTATCTAAATCACCAATTGCTGCGGCATTAATATTAAACAATCCACTACCATCACCATTAAACAATGATGCGGTAATAGAACCACTAATTTTTGTATTAGCCGTTATTTCAAGTGTTGTATTGGAAAATGTACCAACCTTATCAATCTGAATTCCAGATGCAGATGAAAAGTTAGCTATTCTACTTCCACTTACAAACAAAGAAACTAAACTTGCGCTTAGTTGATTTAAACCATTAGGATTATTACCTAAATTCTGCATTATCTAAAACTTTATGTTATTTCCAAAACCGAAACAATTACATCTGCTGAATTTGCTAAAGATGATGTCACCGATAGAAAATCCGTAGATTCTAAAACCAATTTTTGCTCACCACCTACTAAAACAGATGCACCGCCAGGAACAATTAAAGCGTTCTTAACTAAATGTACAGCTTTAGCTGTTGAAGTATCATGTATCATTACACTAACTGAAATGTTTTGTGTATTAACATTAGCTACACTAACTCCTATAACAGTTGTTGATGTTGCCGATGGTGCTTGATATACATTAACACCGGTTGTTCCTACTAAACTTGTTATACTATTTTTAAATGTATTTGCCATTTCTTTTTTATTTTTATCCTAATGCTATTGCAAATGCTATAGCTGAATCTAATACGTTTACCCCATCTACTAAATATCCACCTTGTGTCAAATAAATAGACCCAGACATAATTTGCGAACCACTTACATATAATCTTTGATTTACATCAAGGTAATCAAAAGATGCTTGTGACACATTGATTGTACCTTTAAATGAACCAGTAAATGAACCAGTAAATGAACCACTTAAATTTGCGTACGCATTTGAAGCTTGTGAAATTGAGCCTGAAAATATGGGACTGTGTATTACCATCTATATTTATCTACGTTTGTTATGTGTATAAATATAAAAAATTTCCTTTTAAGGTTTCACAGGCCAATTAATAGAAAAAGGATTGGGTTGGGATGTAATATCTCTTAATTGTGTTCTATATGATGTCCACAATTCTTTTGTTTCGGTTGGAATATCAGCTAATTGAGTCCAATCACACTCTGTTAATAATTGATTTCGTATTTCTCTGACTTCTACCCATTGATTTTCCAATCTATAATCAATTTCACTTTGAGATGCGTTGGTTTGAATCCAATTTTGATAATATATACCATCAATTAAATTAGGAGTTCCTTCTGAAATATTTTTTGTGTAATCAATTGGTTTTGGCGTTGGAGTAACAACGTACATATCCCATTCTACCAATGATATATCCGTTAATTCCGCTGGTAAACTTACATTAGGATATCCTTCTCTTAATTGAGAAATACTATATGGATAATTTATTGTTTCATCTATAATTCGTAAATACATATTATTTAAAATTTAGAGGTATTGATGCGAAATTTGATAAACCGGTACAATTATTAAATGCATCAGTTCCAGATGGTGTTGGAGTTCTATTCCACAATTCAGGAGCAGTTCCAGCTAATGCGTTTGTAGTAGAACTCATATTATAAACATTATTAAATGTAGATACACTTAAATTATTTGTAAATTGTAAAACATTACCTAATGCTCTACAATTTCTAAACGTTGATGAAAAGGATGTTACGTTTGGACAATTATCAAATAATGTGGATGGTACAGAACTTAAAGATGTACAGTTGAAAAAACAAGATGCAAACGTAGTTGCATTTATAACTTCATCAAATAAACCAGATGGTACTGTTGTAATTGGTGTACTTGAAAATGCATCCGTAAATATTGTTGCGTTTGGAGAATAATCAAAAAGGTCAGCTGGAATAGCTGTTATCCCAGTACCTCTCATAAAATATACAAAACTAAGTACTTCATCCAATCCAGTATATCCACCAACCGCACTTAACGAAGCGCTACCAGGAATAGCTGTTAAATTATTACATCCATAAAAATTAACTGTTCGTAATCCAACGATTCCCCATTGTACTAATTCAGTAATTAAACTTCTAATTGATGCATTGTTGTTTACTACAAAACCTGGCATAAATCCACTAATAGTTATTACATAAGTACCAGCTGATGCGTATGTATGAATTCTATCCGGAGATGTAGTTGATGTTATTAATGGCGATGATGTGCTATCTCCCCAATCTATTGTTACAGATGGAGTTAAACCTAAATAATTAGCTAATGGCACAGTAAATTGTGTACTAGCCGATGATGTTGTTATCTTAAATACAAATGGATATACTTGTGCTGTGTCCGTTTCTACTAATCTTCTAAATATTC